ATATATGTATATTTATATAGGGGTAGGGGGGGGGTAGAGAGGTAGGGAAGAGTGAACAGTCATTCAAAAAGTTTCAAAATGGCATGAACAGGGTGTAAGTGTGAACAATGGCTCAACAGAGCCATATTTGACACGATGTGTTCTGCTGATTGGCATGTTAGACATGAACAATGCTAAAAAAAGCGTTGTGTGGTATAGTGTTCATACCATTATCATATAAGTCTATTAGACATGACTCGAAGTGAAGAAATTGCGGTGCAACTTATGAAAGGAAATCACATTTCCTCCGATGACATCAACTTTTTGAGGAAGTATCATTGCGATATCAAAGTGAAGATGAAAAAGCTATCAAAGGAGGAGATAATGAACACACCGAGGGAGCAGCTCTCCCCGGGATACAAGGCATACCAGACGTGGTTGCTCCAACAGGAAACGTTCCGCTAAAACGAAACGTGATATATACTTCTGGTATATGGACACTATTGCAGAGGGAGGTCAAGAAATTCAAGAAGCCACATGGGGAGGTGCTCGTCAAGGTGCGGGTAGAAAAAATATGCGAGGTGGTGAAGAACCCACGAGATTTATCCGAAGGCAATTCACGGCGTATATCACCGAGGATGAGATCAAGGCGATCATCGCATCGGCGGTCGCTGACGCCCTTGCAGGCAAGGCAGATATGCAGCGATACATTCTCGATCAAGTGTTCGGTCGAGCGAAGCAGTCGGTTGCACTGAGTGATCCTGAAGGCAACGCGTTGCAGTTCATCCTCGCAGAAGTGATCGCGAATAAAAACGTCATCCAAATCAATAATGCAAATCCAGAGCGTACCGATACTGACACCGAAACAGAATGATATCGCTGCGTGTCTCAAGCGATTTCGTGTCCTCGTAGCAGGTCGTCGTTTTGGTAAGACGGTGCTCGCAGTTGAAGAGATGATCGGCGTCGCGGTATCCGCACCGGACCGAAAGGTGGCGTACATTGCACCGACGTTTCAACAAGCGAGAGATATTTGCTGGGAGCAACTCAAGAAGCGATGCGCACCGATTATCGTCGAAGCGAATGAGACACAGCTCAAGCTCACGATACGCACGCAGGGGAACGGAACGTCGACAATTGTGCTCAAGTCATGGGATGCGATTGAGAGTCTCCGTGGACAGTTCTTTCACTTTCTCGTACTCGATGAGGTCGCGATGTATCGCAACTTCTGGGTGGGATGGCAAGAGGTGCTGCGTCCCGCACTCACTGACACGAAGGGCGGTACACTTTTTATATCGACTCCGAAAGGATTCAATCACTTCTACGATCTATACAATCTCCACCTGAAGGACGACAACTTCGCATCGTTCCATGCGACGACGTACGACAATCCGCATATCGATCCCGCTGAGGTCGATGAAGCGCGTCGACAGCTCACTGAGGATCGCTTTTGGCAGGAATACATGGGCGACTTCCGCAAGATGGAAGGACTCGTGTACAAAGAATTCGATCGCAACGTGCACGTGTACGACGATCTCACTCCCCGTCGTCCCGTCTCGATGGTGTACGCAGGTATCGACTTCGGCTTCACGAATCCGACGGCACTCCTCAAGGTCGAACACGACAGTGATAATCACTTCTGGGTATCGTTCGAGTGGGTGAAGCGTGAGAAGCTCATGCCCGAGATTATCGAGCAAGCGAAGCTCGTCGTTGCAAACACGTATTATCCCGATCCCGCAGAGCCCGATCGCATCGAAGAGCTCTCTCGAGCGGGTGTGAATTGCCACGACGTCTCAAAGGACGTCGAAGCAGGTATCGATACGGTGCGTGCAATCATCAAACAAAACCGACTCCACGTGCATAAGTCGTGCGTGAACCTCATCAATGAGTTCGAGACGTACCGCTATGAAGACTCAAAGCCCGACAGAAACGCCCCTGAGAAGCCCGTAAAAGACAACGATCACTGTCTCGATGCACTGCGCTACGTCCTCCACATGGTCGCTCGAAACGTTCCTGTCATCGAAGAAGAGCTTCTTGGGGTGTATTGATATCCACAGGATACCCACATGTTCTTTTTGAGTCTCGAGTGATTTTTAGGGGTGCATGCTATATTGAATTTTATGGAACAGAAGCAACTCACTGACATACAGCTTGAGGCGATCAATATCGTCAAAGGCGAGGTCACAAAGTACAAAGACGGTGAATGGTTTATCACTGAGAACGTGGCGATTGCTGTCCGTCCGCTGATTCGCCTTCTTCGAAAGAATTACTGGGGTATCTTCGATGAACCGCTCGATCCGGTCACGAAGCGACAGAAGACGTGGGTACCGCTCACGCGTCTCATCGTCGACTCCACACGAAAGCTCTCCGATATCGACCTGAAAGACCTCACGTTCGCAGCAATGTACAAGCGATCACGCGGCGTTGTATCGCTCGTCCGAGGATTCGTACGCCGATGGTTGCGGGTCAACTTCTTCGGTGAAATCCTCGATGAGTCTATCTTGCAGATGTGCATCGATGGTACGGCAGTCTGGAAGACGTACAAGATCAAAGAGAACGGGAAGACCATCGTGAAGCGTCGCACCGTCGATATCCTGAACGTCTTCATCGATCCGACCGCTGACAATATCCAAGAGGCATATCGATTCACCGAACGTGCGCTCATGTCTCCGCTCGATATCGAGGGAATGACAGGATGGAAGAATACTGAGAACGTGAAGACCGCACCGGGACTCCATAAGACCGAGGTCGATCTCCGTCACGTCGGCTCGACCGGTGACTATACCGACGTCTACGAAATGTACGGCATGGTGCCAAAGCGTATCGTGACAGGAAACACAGAAGACACAGGCGTGATTCACGCTCACATTGTCGTCTCGGGTATCGAGACGGGTGATCTTCGTGTGCACCTCATCGAGGAGAACAAGACCAAAGATAAGGCAGGCAATATCATCAAACCGTACGAGGAGATGCGATACATGAAGGTACCGGGACGATGGTACGGTGTCGGTCCGGCTGAGATGGTGCTTCGCTTGCAGGAATGGATCAATACGATCGTGAACCTCCGCATCACGAAGAATACCTCCGCTGCACTCGGACTCTTCAAGATTCGTGCAGGCGCAAACGTCACGCAACAGATGCTCTCGAACCTCGTCTCACGTGGTGTCATCAAGCTGAACGACCTCAATGACATGGAGAATATGCGAGTCGATGAAGCCGGTGAGGGCTCGTACCGCGATGAAGAGATCGCGAAAGACTGGGCGTTCAAGGTCACGTCGACGTATGATATCGCTCGTGGTGAGACGGGTGCTGCGTCCGCTACCGCCACCGCATCCGTGCTCGAGGATCGCAATTCGAAGACTGCATTCACGCTCGTCATCGAGTCGGTCGGTCACATGCTTCAACGATGGATGGATCGCCAATTCCTTGTGCACGTGCCACAGATGATGAAGGAAGCGAAGGAGATCACTGTCTTCGGTGACTTCGAGGGTATCGACCAGATTCGAAAGGAAATCGTTGCGCACATCGCAATGGAAGAGCTCGAGCGAGTCTATGCTGAGACAGGATATGTACCATCGGAACCTGAGATGGAGCAGGCAATGGCAGACGCCGAGGAAGCTCTCCGTCGCGATAAGGATCTCTTTGTCGAAATGATCGAGGACGTCGTTGTGGAAGACCTTGAGACGATTGCACAATTCACGAATGAGACGACCGATACGACCGTCACGGTGCGAAACCTCCTCGATATGGCGAAGCTCATCGAGGATCCCGAGGCACGAAACGACTTCTTTATGCAGGCAATGGATCTCATGGGGCTCGAGATTCCTGAGTCACTCCGTCGCGCACCACAGATTCCGATGGATCCGAATGCACCACAATCCCCACAGGGCGGACAGATGGCACAAGATCCACTCGCAGCACTCGAAGCGCAGATCAAGGCACCCGTGCCGTCCGAGATGGGTACCGTGACAGGAGCTAACACCCTCTAATGGCAATCGACAGAGAAACAGCGCAGAGTCTCAAAGATGGCGACGAGCTCCGTCGCATGGCTGAATCCGATGGATGGAAACTCGCGAAGGCGATGCTCATGCAACGCATCGCCCTTCTCGATTCCGTGTCATCCCTCCCGAACGATCTCTCCTTCGAGGAGATCGGAAAGCAGGCAATGTTCCGCTCTCATGCGATAAGTCTCGTCACGTCATGGCTTCACGAGATCGAGGGACGCATCGAACAGAGTAATCAACAGACCGAGGTCGCTCTCGACTTGCGTGATGCTGAAATCGTGAGAGACTATAAGCAATAGAGTTCTTTCCCCGTCAAGGGCAATGACGGGGATGGAAGAGTTCCTTCCCCGATTTATAAGAGCTGATTTCAACTACACATGGAAGAAGTCACTACACCAGAAGCCCTACCTGATGCGCCACACGTGAGCGCACCAGACGGTGAAGGTGCTGATCTATCCGGTAGCATTCCGCTCGACGCATTGAAAGATGTCCTCGGCAAGGATTTCAAAGATGTCGATGGTGCGCTCAAGTCCATCAAGGACACGTACAGCTACGTCGGAAGTCAAGCGAAGTATCGAGAAGAAATGTCTCGTCTCTCCGCCGCACTCAACACCGATGAAGCAGGCGTACTATCAGTAATTGAAAAACTTATGTCCGAACCTAACAATGCAGGCGGAGATCACTCGGCACCTTCACAGCCCGTCGTCGACAATGGTCAGTACGTCACGAAGGAAGATATGTTCTTCATGACGAATAAGGAGCTCGCCGATATGCGAGATATCCTCACACCGATCAAGAATGCGAGCGAAGAAACACGGAATCTTCCGTGGGATCAGTTCGTAAATTCGGAGACAGCAAAGAAGGTCATCGAGCCGATCAAGGGCTATCGTGAAATGGAGTCGCGAAAATCAGTACTTGATTCGAGCCCACGTCTCGGAGCAGCGGTCGACAAAATCACCAACGCAGGTCAACTTGCAGATCAAGCACGTCAAGCAGCATTGTCCGGAGATGTAGCAACCGCCTCTCGCGCACAAGAAGCCGCACGTGCATCCGCAGTCGATAGCGTGATGGATGCGTACGACCTCAAGTAGCACCGCGCACGTACTCGGGTCATAGATCACCCCTTGTATGTCTACAAACTTTGTACGCTCATTCGGGGACGTATCTCGTAAGGAAGATGTCGTATTGAATGCGATTGAGATCCTCACCGCACGTGAGACTCAAATCTTCAATATGCTCGGCAAGACCGAAGCTATTGATACCGTACACATTTACCTCACCGATACCCTCGACGCCGCCGCAGCAAACGCGCAGAAGGAAGCCGACGACTATTCATACGGAGCTCGCACCACACCGAGCCGCCTTACGAATATCGTTCAGCACCTCCAGAAGCCATTCGCAGTATCGGACGTTCAGCGCGATATCTCGCACTATCACGGTAAGGATGAGCTCGCTCGCCAGACCGAGAAGGCACTCATGGAGTTCGCGAACGATGCAGAGTTCAACCTCATCCGTTCAACGCTCGTCTCTGGTGCATCGGGTACCGCTCCTGCGATGTCCGGTATCATCGAAGCGATCTCGACCGCATCAAACGCGACGCTTCACGTCTCGGGTACTGCATGGTCGGCAACGATTCTCGATGCGCTCATCAAGAACAACTACGAAGCGTCAAACGGTGACATGGCAACCGACCTCTTCATGGGCTCAGCACTTCGTGCTGCAACCGATGGATTCGTCCAGAAGTCAAACGTCGTCGTCAACGCTCCGGGTGCTACGACCATTGTGCGCACGGTATCTACGTACCAGACTGCGTTCTCAACGGTCAGTATCCACACGCACCGATACGTCTATCAGTCGGGTGACTCGACCTCACGATTCCGTGTGCTCGGTATCCGTCCTGATAAGCTCAAGGTGGCGTTCCTCCGCCGTCCGTACATCGACACCGACATTGCACGCACCGGTCCTGCAACAAAGCGATCGGTCAATGCGTCAATGACGCTCGAAGTTCGCAACAAGAATTCAAACTTCTTCGCGAACGGCTTCTCAAGCTAGTACACATGAGACAGACAGACGCCCCTTACGGGGCGTTTTCTGTATGCTAGAATGTATATCGATATATGACATCCGCTAAAACAAAAGTGAAGACCGCAATCGAAGAGTACATACGACTCTTCCCGCAGGAGTACGAAGCGTTCACCAAGTCGCACCGCCAAAAGGAAGCAAACAAAGAAAACGAATTCGCAGAATTCAATCGTTCCGAGCAGATCGTCCGGCACCTCTTCGATCTTCCCGAGGTACTCCATCATTCGATCCAGAAGCTCCTTACCGATGAAGAGTACGATTGGCTTTACAGCCGAAACGCATATGAGCAAAAGCGACAGGGACTCACGTGGTTCGTGCGCACCTATCCTCAATTCAAGATCACTAAAGACTTCTAATGAAAATAGCACTTGCGCTCATCGTCAAGCCGGATGAGGGAGAAGCGATTCTCCTCGATCGCTGTCTCGACTCGGTAGAAAAATACGTCGACGGTATCTTCATCACGCAGGCAGGCAAGGCACCACACCCTCGTGTCTCGAAGGTTATCAAGGCGCACAAGGGTGTCGAATCCTTCTGGGAGTGGAACGACTCATTCGCCGATGCTCGCAATTTCAATTTCTCGCAGGTACCGAAAGAGTACGAGTACATCCTCTGGCTTGATGCCGATGACGTGATACGCAATCCCGAGAAGATAAAGCCCACGCTCGAAGCGAATCCCTCGATCGACGTATTCTCCCTCTGGTATCTCTATGCGTTCGATGAGTGGAAGAATCCCGTCGTCGTGCACCACAAGAACCGCATCGTGAAGAACGATGGATGCGTCCGATGGGTAGGCGATCTTCACGAAGACTTCACCGAGAATCGCAATATCGAGCGAAAGCACGTCGAAGGTATCGAGGTGCTTCACCTCACGAATATCGATCGCATCAATGTCGCGAAGACACGCAATGAGCACGTCGCCGAGGTACATCACGAGCGCAATCCCGACGACCCTCGCTCATACTGGGTGCTCGGCAACTCGCAGAAGGCAGTCGGAAAGGATACCGAGGCGATTGCATCATTCGAGAAATTCCTCGAGCTCTCCCTCTCCGATGATGAGAAGTACATCGCACGGCTCCGCATCGCTGAGGCATACCTCGGGATAGACCAGAAGATCAAGGCAGTCGATTCGCTTCGATACGCGATCGGACTCAAACCGCTCTATCCAGACGCATACATTGCGCTCGGGCGTTTGTACTACGACCTCGGACAGTATGCCGATGCGATCTCCCTCCTCAAGCAATCTCTGGTGCTCAAGCCGCCGTACTATTCCATCGTGGTATACAACCCTCGAGATTACGACTATACCCCGCTCAAGTGGCTCGGCTATTCATACAGCGCAATCAATCAACCGATGCTCGCATTCGAGTGTTTCAAACAGCTCCTCGAAATCACACCACAAGATGAGAAGCTCCGGAAGGTCGTCGAAAATATGGAAGAGGTCGCTACAAAGCACGGGAAGGTACTCGAAGAGTATGCACGCATCAAGAACCTCAAGGGCGATGAGCTCAAGAAAGCACTCGATGCAATCCCCGAAGATTTCAAAGCAGCTCCCGAGTTTACGAACCTTCGGAATCTCAACTTCATCAAGAAAGAATCGAGCGGGAAGGATCTCGTCATTCTCTGTGGGTATACCGTGCGTCAGTGGGACGGCAGGGCGGTCACTGAGGGTATCGGTGGCTCCGAGGAAGCAGTCATTCACCTCGCTGAGAAGTTCACCTCGGCAGGATGGAATGTCACGGTGTACAACAACTGCGGTCACAAGGATATCGAGGTACGGGGCGTCACCTATAAGCCTTTTTGGACGTGGAATTTCCGTGATAAGCAGGACGTCACGATTCTCTGGCGTCACGCGAAGATGGCAGACTATGAGATCAATTCAACGAAGGTATTCATCGATCTTCACGACGTCATCCTTCCGGGTGAGTTCACCGAGAAGCGACTCGCTCGCATCGATCGTATTTTCGTGAAGTCACAATTTCATCGAGATCTCTTCCCGAAGGTACCCGATGAGAAGTTCGCTATCATCCCGAATGGTATCGTGTCCGCTACGTTCGAAGAGAAACTCGAGCGTGATCCGTACCTCATGATCAATACGTCATCGCCCGATCGTTCGCTCTCGACGCTGATTCGACTCTTCAAACGCGTGAAGGAGCAGGTACCCGAAGCGAAGCTCGAATGGGCGTACGGATGGGGGACGTTCGATGCGGTGCATGGGAATAATCCTAAAGTCATGGAGTGGAAGCAGTCGATGATTACCGCGATGGAACAGCTCGGCATTGTGAATCGAGGACTTGTCTCGCACGAGGAGGTCGCACGCATGTACAAGCGTGCACGGATCTTTGCATATCCGACCGAGTTCGCTGAGATTGACTGCATATCGGCTCGAAAAGCGCAGTCGGGTGGAGCTATTCCCGTGACGACGGATTTCGCTGCGCTCAATGAGACGGTACACTATGGGTACAAGGTACATTCGAAGAAGGACAGTACGAATTGGTGTCTCCCGTATCAATACGACTTTGCACTGAATGACACGAAGGCAGAAGACGAGTGGGTACAACATTGTGTCGATATCCTCAAGAACAAGCCCACGAAGGGGAATGAGCAGAATATCCCCGAGATGCGTGAGTGGACGAAGCAGTTCGATTGGTCGATTATTGCTAACCGTTGGATGAAATACTTCACATGAGAATCGCGTACGTTTGGACGAATGGCATCCGCAACAAAGATCGATTTGATCGATGGAACGATGGCGTCCGTGCAGCAGTACGACTTCTCGAAAAAGACCATGAAATCACATTCCATGAGCCGGACGAAGAGATCCCCGCGGTCGATTGGATTCTCTTTCACGAAGCTCCGTGCACCTATGAGTCATCGCAGGACGGTCACAAGTACCGCAAACTCCTTGCGAATCCACAACGGAAAGCCCTCCTCTTCGCAGGAGGTCCGGTAAAGAAACAGTGGGTCGAAGGATTCAATCACGTCTTCGTTGAGTCGAAGATCAATAAGGATGAATTCGATGCTCTCGGCATTCCTAACTCGACCGCATTCGGGGTGAATACCGACGTGTTCAAACCTCTCGGTGAGATGAAAAAGTACAAGACAGTCACGCACGGTGCATTCGCAGGATGGAAGCGTCAGCACCTCGTTGCCGCAGCGATGGGGAAGGATGCGCTCATATTCGGTCGCTATCAACCGGAGGATCCGTTCACGTACGATGAGAGCATCAAGTATGGAGCGACCGTGCTCGGTGAGCAGTCATACGAAGAGACGGCACGACTCCTCAATCATGCGTTCGTATCGGTAAACGCAGCGGACTTCTGGGGGGGTGGACAGCGTGCAACACTCGAGGCGATGGCGTGTGGCATCCCCGTTATTGTCATGCAGGACTCACCGAAGAATCGGGAGTATGTAGAAGAATCGGGCGTCGGCATTATATGCGATCCTCATGCAGACTCTATCCGTAGGGCAGTCGATGATTCGTTCTCTATCCCGTGGGAAGGTCGAAAGCGTGCATACGATTACGTGCAGTCTAAGTGGACACACCACCATTACGCAGAAGCAATAATGAATGGCATATCATGAAACTCGTACTTTGCGCAGGCAGTCGACACATCGACGGATATAAGCATCACGACGTGCAGGAGCTCCCCGGCATCGACTACGTGTGCGACCTTCTGGATATAGGAAAACATATTGAGCCGTACTCGTGTGAGCGTATCGAATTCACGCACGCGCTCGAGCACTTCCCGTACAACGACACGGTGAGTGTTCTCTCAATGGTACGATCGCTCCTTGCTCCGGGCGGTGAGCTCTATCTCGAGGTGCCTAACTTTGCATGGCACGCAAAGCTCCTCATGGAGGGGAAGGAACGTGAAGCGGTGTACTACGCATTCGGCGGTCAGCTCGACGAGTGGGATTTTCATAAGGCAGGATTCACACCGAATATACTTCGTGATGATCTCGAGCTCGCAGGATTCACGGACGTGAAGATTATCAATGATTCGTCGCTCATCGCGACAGCTAAACAACCGATATAACATGCCTGCAACTCAAAGTGATCACTGGGATTACACCATCGAGGAATGGCAGGGAGCGCAATATAAAGCTCTTCTCGCACGCATAGCAAAGGATATCGTGGTCATATGGGACGTTGGTGCGAACGTCGGCGGGTGGGCTCACGTTGCAAAGATTCACTTTCCAGAAGCTATCATTCACTGTTTTGAACCCGTGGAAGCGAATTTTGAGCACATGAAGAACCGCCTCTGGCGTGATGTAGAGCTTCACAACTTTGGTATCTACTACGGAGCGACCGAATCACGTGTCGTCTCTCGTGGCGGTACAAACGTTGGTGCATTCTTTCTCGAGCAGGTAAACGCAGGTGAGCCGAGGCATATACACGATGAGGTGATTCAACTCAAAACGTTCGAAGAGCTCCCTCTCGGTGAACCCGACCTCATAAAGCTCGACGTCGAAGGGGCAGAAGAAAACATTCTTGAGCATTCGTCAATCGTGAAGAAGACTCCGTATCTCCTCATCGAGTGGCATCCGAATACAGAACCGCTCGCATTTTTCAAACAACACCTTCCCGATCACCGAGTCGTTGCGTCAATTGGCAATTCGCAGTATCTTCTTGCGCATATATGATTTCCGTACTCACACCATCAATCCGTCCAGAATTCCTCAACATCACGCAGGAGTGTCTCGAGCAGCAGACCTTCACCGACTTCGAATGGCTCGTGGAGGTGGGGCTTCGCAATCGAGGATTCATGCTCCCGACCGACCTCAACAAGATGCTCGCACGTGCGAAGGGCGATCGCATCGTTATGCTTCAGGACTGTATATCCATCCTCCCGAACGCACTCGAGCGCATCAACGCACTTCCGAATAACATGATAACTTTTCCCGTCGGTCAAACGCTCAAGATGGATGAAGCGGTCGAATGGGATTGGCGTGTCGATGAAGCAGGGATGATACCTCCCGAGGCATGGGAGGCAGATTTCGCATGCGCTCCGACCGAGGCATTCTTCGAGGTAGGCGGGTACGATGAGCGGTACAATCAGGGGTGGTCATGGGATAATGTGGAGATCGCGTACCGTATTCGGGCGACTGGACGGCTTCAGTACTGCTACCCCGGCATTCGTGGAATCTCCCTCAAACACGACCAGATGCGTGAGAATCCCTTCCGGAACAAGCTCCCGAACAACGACAAGAAATCGCAGGAGACAAAGTACCGCGCAGATCGGGGCGATTTCAAGCTCGATTATCTACAGAAACGCACCTAAGCATTATTGTGGACAGCTTGGGGATACGCTATGATATCGGTATCAGGCGGAGGATTCCTTACCTGCATATACTTTTTATATGCAATTCTCCGACACAAGCAATCTCAACGGCATCATTCAACGATGCGAAGATTACACCGGCATTGGTGATACCAACATTTCCGGTGATCCGACGACGCTCAAGAAATTGTATGAAATCATCCTCGAGATCATGAAGTCTCAGGATGAATTCGACTGGGATGACGTCAACTATTCGGACTATCCGATTGGTACCGCACCGCTCACCACGAATCGCGACTATACGCTCCCTGCATCGCTCGGATTCCTCACACTCAAGCGTCTCGATATCACATGGGACGGCACGACGTGGTATCAGGCAACACCGATCGATAGCGGTCAAATGCACCATCCGCTCGGCAATGCCGATCACGAAGACGCGAATTATAGTCTCAACGAACCGAAGTACGATCCGAAGTCAAACGGCTTCTGGCTGTATCCGCGTGCGACACAAGCTCAAGTCGACGCAGGTGCAAAGTTTCGCATGGAGTTCACCCGTGAGTTCGATGAATTCACGTCAGCAGACACAACTCAGGAACCTCCGATCGACCGACCATTCCATGATCTTGTGCCGATCGGCGCATCGCTCAAGTGGGCGGTCATGAAAGATCAGGTACGCGCACAAAACCTTTCATCGTTGTACGCATCCGGCATCGAGAAACTAAAGACGCACTACGGTCGAAAGAATACCGACTCACAGCTTATCTTTGATCCGATGATTCCTAACTATCGATAAGTATGTCAGTCACGCTCACACTCATTGAAAAACAGGCATCGACGTCAATCGCGGCGGGTACTCCGATGGGACTGCTTCTTGCACTCACATATGCAGATCCGGTCGTCGGAGGTCTTGTGGTCACTTTACAAAGTAAAAACTAATTATCATGGCAGATACTAGCGTTGCAGTCACTCCCGGCTCAGGTGCATCAATCGATACACGCACCGAAGCAACAAACGGAAATCACCGTCAGGTGGTCGTTCTTGGCGATCCATCGACGAATGCAGGCGTCGCTCCGGTCGACGCATCCGCAGGGCTCAAGGTAGATCTTGGTGCAGATAACGATGTCACCATCACCTCGGGCACCATCACGACAGTCACGACCGTCGGTGCAGTCACCGAGATCACAAACGCACTTCCCGCAGGAACAAACGCAATCGGAAAGCTCTCGGCTAACTCAGGCGTCGATATCGGTGATGTCGATGTCACCTCAGCAATCATCACTGGGGGGTCGGTCGCACATGATTCAGCAGACTCAGGCAATCCGATCAAGGTTGGCGCAAAGGCGTCAGCAACACTCTCCGACGATACGATGGTCGCAAACGGCGATCGTACCGATGCAACGTCGGATCTCGACGGAGCAATCATCACTCGTCCTCAATTCCCTCTCGGTGATCTTCTTTCGGAACGCGTATCGAATACCGATGGTACCTCGACCGCATTCACAAACTTCGGAGCGACCGCATCGACTCGCAACTATGTCACCGCGATTTCCCTCTTCAACTCTTCAGGCACCGCAGGATATGTCGACTTCCGTGACGGCACCGCAGGATCAGTACTCTTCACCGTTGCAGTACCCGCAGGAGGTGGTGCGGTGATTTCATCGCTCAATCCGCTCTTCCGTACGACCGCGAATACCGCACTTGCATACGACGTTTCCGCAGCACTTACCACGGTATATATCTCGATTTCAGGATTCAAGAGTAAGGTATAAAAAAACTGATGGCTACTTTTGCTCAAGTACGTACTAAAGCAAACGACAGACTCGCGCTTCTTTGGAATGCCATTACGAATAAACAAGATGCGTACTTCCAGAAATACGGTACGTACTTCGGACTCAATTGGTCGCCCTCACTCGTTCCGTTCGAAGGCGCAGATACACCATTCACCGTCAATCGACCGTCTCGATTTCACAATGCAATTGACGTCGATTTCTCTTCCGAATCCGATGTACCGTTCAGTCTTCTCATCATTCGCCACGATGGAGCAACTCAAGGGTATACATGCACCATAAGAATCACACACGCAGACACAACATATCAGCGGTCACGCAGTCACTTGGGAGATGATACGGGGTGGCAGATCGTAATTCCAACACCATAGTATGTCAACTATTCTCGGCGATTTTGGTACAGGACTTGTCTCCCACTGGAAGCTTGATGAATCAAGCGGTACTCGCACTGATCTCAAAGGAGGAAATAACCT